GATTTCAACACATATGGAAATGGTTCCCAATTATACTGTTTTAATTGGTCATCATCCAATTTACCTGTATAGTATTCCCATTTCAGTCTCTTCATTTTGTTATACTTGAACTCAGATTCTTTAGACAACAGCCGATGCCTTGAAAGTATATTCAAGTATTTGCTGTGTAGTTTTGGAATGTTGATTAGCTCTTTGCCTGGTTCTGTTCTGTCTATCTCAGAATCGGCACGCCACATCTCAAGTAAATCATCAAGTTGTTTCATGGTAAAATGCCTCCTTTATTAAAAAGAGGATACACTAAAAGGGAATATTTGTCAAGCCTTTTAGAACAATTTTTCTATATCGTAGTAACTGTACCTAAAAGTGGCATCGGCACTCATTGTTGTATCAGGTGAATCATTTGCACCCATGATGTAGGTAGATAATGATGTTGGAAAACAATCATACAATTTGTACCTGTAATACGGTGTATTAGAAGATGATAGAATTGTAATTGCCGCATCAGAGTATTGCGGTTTTCTTGTTGTTGCTAAGGCCGCAGAGGCTTGTCTACTAAGATTACCAAGATTCTGATATTCAGAAAATTCTTTAGGGAAAGTCATTGCACGAATCCAATCGTGAATTTCCATCCAACCTTTTAATTCTTCATCGATTATAAAGGTAATATTGAGTAAGTCGTAAATTGCTTTTTCACCTGGAACATACACATCAACGAATGGTGTATTCTGTGGAACTTCAGACAATGAAATGCCAGGAACACTTACTGACTGGCAGAAGTATTGAATGCTAGGCGCCCGAGCAAAGTTCATAATAAACTTATTCGGTTGTAGAAAGTTTTGATTATTTGGGTTTCTGTTAGTAGCTGTCATATGTTTATTTATGCACCAAAAAAAAGAGACCTCTTTGTGGGAGGTCTCTTTTAAATACCACTCTTATCGGTGGTTCATTATCACATAATATTTGTGATTTTGAAAGCTCTATAGTAGTTGTTAGACAAACCAGTTAATGCGCCAGCGCCTTTTGAAGTGCCTTCTGCGAATGGGTTTGCAACAATGCCGTAGCGAGTCTTGAAACCAATCTTTGGTTGGAATGTACCAGTGTCAACTGCACGAACCATTTGCAAAGGAACATATGGGCAGTAGAAAATACCAGCGTCATATGCATTAGAACCTTTGTAACCAACAACTGCGAACTCGGAAGTTGCGTTTGTAGTTGCATATGGGTCAATGTACACTTTGATACGACCAAACATTGTACCAGCAAATGTATTGCCAGTATCGTCAACTGTTAAGTTAACTTGTGATTGCAAAGCAGAGTTATAGTCTAACAAACCAGCCATCGCAAATGCAGATGCAACATCTGAAGAAACGATGATGATGTTACCTTTACCTCTACGAGTTGTTTTAGCAATCGTATTGGCTTCTCTTTCGATTTGGAATGCCAAACCTTTAACTTTTTCTACCATCCAACGACCGTTAGAATCTGTGTCTAAGTCGAATGTACCGGCAGTAGTTGTACCTACTTGAGCACCAGTCTTAGCAACAGAGTAGATTGTACGAACAACTTCACGGTTGATTTCAGCAAGAATTTCAGCAGACAAGATGTTTGCTAATTCTGTTTCTGCATCTAAACCATGAACTGCTTTCAAGTCTTGAGCAAGTTCGATTGAGTATTCTGCCTTCAAAGCACGGGTCTTTGCAGTAACAGTAACTTTCTCAATAGAGAATGCCATTTCTTGGAAAGTGTTAGAACCATCACCTAATGCTTCTGCAAGAGCAGTAGACATACCGGCAACGCCTGCACCGTTTGCAACGAATGTGTTAGCAGCAGCTGCACCAACAGTCAACGCAGTTTGAGCGGTACCGAGACCACCAAAACCAGTGTTTGCTTCATTGTAGAAGGCTTCTGTACCTAACGCAGTAGAGTAAGTAGAGCGCATTGCAAAGATAAGTCCTGTAGGACCTGTCATTGGTTGCACACCGCAAACATCATAAGCGATAAGGTTAGGTAAAGAACGGCGAACCAAACTGATTAAGATTGGATCGAAACCGGCAACTGGACCTGATGCAGTAGCACCAGAAGAGAAGCCTGTGGCACCAGCTGAACCCAAACCAGCAGATGCTGAATTGGTTGGAACTGCTTCGTTCAAATAACCGCCGTTAGCTTTCATCATTTCTTGAGCTTGATTCTCAAGAATAACTGCTGTAACAGCTTTACGATACGGGTCTTTGATTGGGGCTAGGTCTGGATGATCCAGTACACCTTCCCATTTTTTCTGTAGATTTTCGGACAAATACATGTGTTATCTCCTTGGGGTTTACTAATTAAATTTTTGTTTTAGAAATGGCTTGAGATACAGCAGCAACGAATGGGTCATTAATGACTTTCTTTGCCTCTTCTTCTTCAAACTCTTCGTGCAGTTGTGCTTCTGTTGCTTTTTTAGCATTAGAAGGGAAATAGTTCTCACGGATCGTTTCAAGTTTTTGTTTGTATTCGTCCTCTGTGGAGAATTCTACACTCTCTGCGAGTGTTTTGATTTTTTCAACTTGAGTGTCGGTAAGACCTTCACATACTTCACGGGTCATTTCTATTTTGCGTGACTCAACTAAAGATTTCTTTAAGTCTACTGCACGCTCGATTTCTTCATTGAGTTTGCTTTCTAGTTCTTCAACTTTACCAGCAAGTTCGTCAACGAGGTCGACTTTTTCTGCAGGAACATCAATGTAGTGTTCTGCAAATAGGTTACGCATACCAGCGATGAAGTCTTCTGTTAACTCTGAACGGAGACCAGACTCGATAGCGATTTCATTGTCTTTCATCCATTGTTCAACAACATATGAAAGGTAGTCATCTACTTTTTCGGTAAGGTCAGCACGAATAGACTCAACTGCTTCTTCAAGCATGCCAGCATATTTTGCTTCTGTTTCTTCTTCAATTTGTGATACACGGTCAGCGACACGAGCTTCAAAAATTGTAGAAACTTTAGATTTGAATTCTTCTGAGATGGTAGAATCGTCAGCAAAGAGAGCGTCAACATCCTCTTTCATCTTTTCTTTCATCTTCATTTTTTTCATCATTGCTTTGTCTTCAGCTTCATCATCGTGCATTTTTTCAGCAATGATTTCGTCTTCGACTTCTGTATCTTCCATCTTAGATGAAGCATCTGATGGCTTTGTTGTTGGTGCGACTGCCTTGCCTTTGATTGCTTTAGCGGCGTCAATCTTTGCAGAGTCATCCATTGGTTTGGAATTCTGATTAGTTGGACCGCCTAAGTCAACGACTTCGGCTTCGGCTTTTTGGCTTGGCATGCCCGTTGCTGATTTCTTGCTTCCTGCAAGAATGTCTGCTGCGGCTTCCATTAGTTTATTTGTTGCCATTAGGATTCTCCTTATGATTTCTTATTTATAAAATTAAAGTTTTCTGAGGTAATTTTCAAACAATTTGAAAGCAACTTCTTCTATTTGTTTTGAAGATGCTCTCTGTATTTGTCTTTTTGCGTTGTCAAAGTCTGCTTCAACGAAGTGTCCTTCAACAAACATCCATTCTTTGTTTTCCATGATGCCGTTTACAAAGGCACCTGGAGCAGAAGGATCCGCCACAATGTCTGCCGCTGTTGCAAGTCTCAAATCATCTTGTACAAGGTTGTAACCTTCTTTAGTGGTAACAACAGAACCGAGAGCTCTAGAAGAGACTCCGATACTTACTTCATTATCGATAAAGTTCTTAACAATTTGACCGTATGGTGTTTCAAGAATTAATGCTTTTCCGTAGAAAGTATTACCGTCTTCTACAAGAGAAACAATTTTGTGTGACACTCTTTCTAAGTTAATGGATGGAGTGTCTGGATGACCAAGTTCACCAAGTGCTCTATTGGTCTTAATATATTCTTCATTGTATCTTGAAACTTCATTTCTCAAAGTTTTCATTTCGTACATACGATTATTCTTGTTAATCTTATCACCGACCAAGAATGTGCCTTCAATGTATAAATTCTTCTTACCGTTTTCTGAAGCTTCGGTAAGATATTTTACATTCTCTACGGTTTCTCTAATTAGTTTCATCTTACATTCCTGTTAATTCAGTTGCATATGTTGCTGTTTTGGTAACTTCCATAACAACAGAACCACCAGTATTAATTGTAATAACAATTGGTGATGTATTGTTGTTTGCTACTGTATGATTTAGTTCATCAAGCATCATTGTACCAGAATTGTGCAACATTAATACTGGAACAGAATTCCTAATAATTTGAATATTACCATTGGTAGACCAAGTTAACCTTCTAATGTTAGCGGAAGTAACAGTTTCGTTAGCATTAATTGCTAAGTTTGCCAAAGCTACTGTTGTGGTTCCTGTATCAGCTACTCTAATAATAGAAGCGGATCTTTGTGTGTTAGTTATTTCGAATGGCATATTATCTTAGTCCTAATGATGAGCGTCTTCTCATTGACATTTTTCTTTTCAATAAAGTTCGGCGCAATTTAGCTTTTCTAGTTGTTTTCCATGACCGTTTCAACAAACGAGCCTTTTTTAATCTTACTGTTGCAGGTATTCTTTTTACAGTATTACCTGAAATTCTATATCCTTTAATGCCAGACTTTCGTACATTCTTCTGTACAACAATTCTGCCTTTGGCATTTCTTCTAACTCTACGGCGAATCTTATTGATTCTGCCCATCTTGATGATGTTAGAATTACCTGCTTCATCAAGTTCTTCTACTTCTTCCAACATGTCTGCTGCGACATATCGTTTTGCTTCTTGTAATCGTTTGGATACAATTTCACTCAAACGAGACCTTAGAACATTTTTTGCCTCATCCAATTTGTTTGATAAAATTAAATCAACAAATCTCATTTTGCACGCTTGAAAGCAAAATCTGAAGCTTTCATAAAATGTTCCGGTGACTTATGTAACATATCAGCAAATTTTTTCTTGTTATCATCATTCAATGCGCTATGCACTTGAGTAATTGCTGATGCAGTAAAATGGTCAACTTTACGAGTATGACCAGAAGCAAACTTAACTGGTTTTGCTTGTTTGTCATTTACTATTTTATGTAATGTATCCATTACCGCTTCATCTAATTCTGTTTCTTCTGCCTGAATAGCTGCATCAACACCTGGACCATATGGTACCGAGAAGTATTTATCTAATTGTTTATTATGATATAATGCAACCTTAGTACCATCGGGATAGATTCTGATTGCTTTTCTTTTTAACAATAGTATGTATGGTGTATCTTTAGTATCACCAGACTCATTCAAACTTTCCGCTTCAATCGTATCAACATCTTCTCTAACAGCTCTTCTTGTCTGTGTAAAAATTTGTTTATTATTAGAAATCAAATCTACCATTTTGTTGAACATGTTTTGAAGAATCATTCTGTCTGCGTTATTAAACACAGGTTTTTCTTCTTGCATCTTATCTAAGATTTTGTGGATTCTTTGTATCTGTGCCTTATTGGCAAGACCTGCTCGAACCAACATGTCAAACTTTGAATAGTCTGACTTCTCTTCTTCAACGATAGTTTTAAAATCTAATAATGATTTCATTAAACTTCTTCTGTATCCTGTACTTCTACTGATTCTTCTGAACCATTAAAAATGTTTCTAGCCAGTTCAATTTTTTTAGCTTCTAATGATTCAAATGCTTTTGTAGAAAGTAAATTGTTCAATGTCTCTTTTGCCTCAGATGCATTGCCGTTACTTAACTGGTCAATAAATTGTGATGTTTCCATTATAATCTCCTATTATCGCTTATTTAGTCCAGATGAATACTTCTCTACCTGTTTGTCTAACATCGGTGTTAACGACTCCGTGGAGTCTGCTTCCTGAGTGTTGTCTTCGGCAGGGTATTGTTCTGCTGTTGCTTCAGGTTCTTGTTGTCCTTGTCCTTGGGCATCGGGCGGGACAGTAGGACCGCCAATTCCTTTGTCTTCTTCATCTTTCATCTCCTCATCCATCTTTTCAATTTCTTCATCAGTAAATTGAAGGATATTTTGTTTGACCCAATTCAACGAATAGTATTTGCCAATGTATGGGTCGACTAATTGCAAAACTCCCATTCTCTCTTTCAACAATTCTGCTTCACGCATTTCGGTGAAGTTATTGTCTTTCTTAAATTCGTAGTAAATATCTTCTTTAAAGTCATCCCATTCTTCAACAGAACAGATGCCTTTTAAAGATAACTGTGTTCTTAACGCATAATCAAATATTTGTGAAAATTTGTTGCGAAGTCTTGCAACAAATTTAGCAAACTTAACTTCATCTCTGGTAACTTCAGTTGTTCTACCAAGACCAATCATACCACCCTGTTGTGGTTCTAAACGACTGATAGGAACATTTAATGCATTTAATAGTTTCTGTCTAAAGTAAACCACATCAGCTAATTCACCAAGATTTTGTCCTGCAGCCAATGTTGTAATCTCTGTACCTTTACCACCCTCACGGCGTGGCAACCAGAAGTCTTCTAACATCGACATATGTTTACGGTCATCACGGACTTCACCAGTCGCTGCATCGTAAACAATTTTGTTCTTATACTTAATCATCACATCACGAAGATACTGTTCGGCTTTACCTTTTGGTAAATTACCTACATCAATATAGAACACTCTTCTTTCTGGTGCTCTTGAGACACGGTAAATAACAACCGCATCTTCAATCATTCTCAACTGATTAAGTGGCTTAATCGCTTTGTGTATATAAGATATAACAAATGTGTTTTTAGCATCCATCAAACCTGAATTTACATTCAAGATGGATTCAGGTGCAATTCTTAGACCGGCATTTACTGAAGCGCCATACGATTGCGTTACTGTACCTTTGTCATTATAGACATAGTATTCTGCAACCGATGTAATAATTAAAGCGCCAGTTTTTGGGTCTGCGCCTTTTTTAATCTCTCTTACTTTACGAATCTTCCGAGGGTCGATGTATCTTAACTCTTGGATACCTTCTTTTGGTTTCGATTCATCAACAACAATGTGATAGTAAATTCTACCATCGATATACCATCTTTTAAACAAGTCATCCGCTAAATTACTGAAGTTTAATAATTTAAGAACATTATCAAACTCTTCTGCAATTTTCTTTTTGATGGTGTCTGGTTGTTTTAATTTATCAAGAACTATGTCTAGTGTTCTGCCAGATTCATCGTGTGTTATTGCCTCATTGACAATATCATCAATAGCCATCTCCAACTCAGGATGATTTGCCATTTCACGATATCTAGAAATCAGTTCTATTTCATTGCGAACAGAACCTTCTAAATCAACATATGTTCCATAATGAGCGTTTTGGGTAATGGTAACTGCACCATCATCCATTGCTTCTGTTGGAAGTGCGAAAGATGGTTGCTCAGGATTTTGTTTCTGAACAACATCATTTCTACCTAAGGTAAAACCAAACAAGCGGATTGCCATCAGATGTATCTCCATTGTATATCATTATGTAATCTATTCCAAATCATTTTATATGTATGTCCTTTTATTTGTCTTGAAGCATCACTAATACTATCAAAAATACCAAAAGGAGTTTCTATTCTTTTTGCATTATTATTTTTACCACCTGTTTGATTAACATGAAGTCTTTTGCCCCTCATATTATTTTTATGTTCCTGACTTTTAGGAACACCAGTTAATTTTTCTTTAGCGGCAATAGCAGCTAAAGGTTGAATCGTTTTTATATGTTCTTTTAGAAAATCTAAATGTTTTTTTCTAACGATAGGTTGATGTAGACCAATGCTTGTTCTTTTACCATGGTCAATTTTATCAATAACGGTATTTCCACCTTGGCCTTCTTCAACGCATAAATTTGCCCACTCTTTAGAGTTCACAACATCAAATTTTTCACTATATTCAATAGCTATTTTTTTAAACTCTTTTACATTTTCAGTAACAAAAAGACAAGTGGTTATTACATTATTACCATATTTCGATAAATGTCTTTTCCAATAAGTACCAGAACCTTTATACTTTTCACATTCAAAAAAAGAAGATGCGACATGTTTACACAAATATTTTAAACCTGTGTTTTTATGTTCTTTAATAAGAAGATATATTGCCATTAAAAATTCATTCTATAAAAGGAAAAGGACCGAAGTCCTTTTCGTTACAATACACCAGTATCTACAGCGTCCCACCATTGATAGGTAAGGGTTACTGAAAATTCTTCAATAGTATCATTTGATCCCCAATCAACATCAATAGGGGTAATGTCGGTTGGATA